AAAGATGCGTTCTTCAAACAAATCGCTAATTTTGCACTTGCCAGTTGAACCTGCGTTCCCTAAGATTCCGTATGGCTACAGTAAGATTTTTCTCCATAAACTTTTGTTTTTCAAGAAATGTTTGTACTTTTGCACAAAGCACTGAAGGAGTGGTAAGCTGGCAATTTAGTCCTAAGATCCGCCTTCGGTGCTTTTTTTATATGTCATTGACTGAGTAGAGGAAGTAAGATGTACGGGTTCGGCCATGTGGATCGGGTTCAACTTGTTTGGCTATATTGAGCCTTACCTCTTGACCTCGTAAAACGGCCTTGAAATAATAGAAAAGCTCGATACCATCGCTCCTTGGATGCGTCAGTGTCGACTCCCCGTCATAAACTGAATGCGCAAGAAGAGTGTCAAGATTTTTTAGATCATCCTTGGATAACACGCTTGAGCGCCCAAACGTATCAGAAAACAGATGTTTGTTGCCGTAAGTGGAAAATCCTATTTGAATGTCCGACCCATTAGCAATGGACTTGGTGTATCGTCGACCAAGCAATGGCGCCATTTCGCGCATGTAATGTTTACGTTCAATGGCACGCGCTGATTTTTCAGCATTGCCGGCACATTCATGGAATATAATACATGCCTTGCATACCTCGTTGTCTGGAATGAAAGCTGCAAGTTTTTTTGACTTGCCACCTTTGGCTATAGGGCATGTGGAGCACTTCCTGATGGTATATGGATTATAATCCGGAACAGATTTACCCTCCTTCCCGGCATTGAACCGGAAGATTCCCTTTTTGTCACGTTGCAGAGCAGCATCTCCCAGCCGCATCGCCTCGTCGTGTGGTGTCTCAGGATATTTTGATTTGAGCACCTGCACCACCGTGCAGCGGCAGTTGTGTACAATTCCTGTCGGTACGATGTATGACTCGTCATCTTCAACAGAAAGATTGTAAACTGTAGTTTTTGACTTTTTTATTATACCTTTGCAACTGACAAGTGCATAACGGGTATGAAAAAAGGTCTGTCTCAAGAAATCATAGAAAGAATTGAATCCATTGAGAGCTGCGGGATTGTCAATGCCGCCAAAACGCGCTATCTTGTCGAAGAGCGCAGTTTCAGATGGCTGTCCGCTCATTGGAATGTCAACGAGAGGACCGTGCGTCGCATTCTCCTTCATTGCTGCATCCCCATCAGACATGGAGGAGATGCAATCAGGGCTCAATGGCGAGACAATCCCGACAGACGCATACAGGCCGGTAAAACTCTTGCATCCACCAACCATGCGCTTGCACTGGCCGGCAATCATGTCCGACAGGGCAAGAACAAATCGAACAGCCCTCTTATACGGGGAATTTCCGATAAGCTCAAGGTGTCGTCTTCTTTCCTTCGTCCGGATACCAAGACCAAGGCTCTGGCCAACTCTCTTGAAACCCGCAGAAAACATCCCGATAGGATGAGCGCCATTCGCCAGCCCGAGAGCAAAGCCGAGGTTGTGGTTCGCCTGCATCTTGCTGCAATGGGAGTGTCGTTCGAGCGCCGGAGACTGTTTGGCCGATATATCGCAGACTTTTTCCTTCCCACACTTAATATCGCTATCGATTGTCGGGGACGAAATCGCTTCCCACTTTCTTATGAGCGGAATCAGGCAATACTTGAGCAATGTGACAGTGTTATATACTGTATTAATGAATTTGTCATGCGTGGAAACTTTGCCCACCTGGACAAGTATATCGGAAGTATTCAGGTCGTTGGCGGAAATCCATCCCCGAGAAGTAAGGAAACGGTGATTCTTGGTGCATGTGGCAAAAGCCCCTTTGGTGCATACACTGACAAGTTCCGCGTCAACCTCACGGGCGAGCGTGGAAACTACTGTTCTATACTTACCGCTGCCTCCGATGACTAAATCCCCGGCATTGATATCTTTTATAAACTTCCATCCCGAAGCGGTCAGGACAGGAGTTGTACCGACAAAGCAGTTCCAGCCATTAGGTGGGTAGAATTCCTCCCAGAAAGAGTCGGACATCGGCAGCGTCACACGGTCGAGCGCCGCGTGTTCCGGACGCACCTTGTCATCGCGCTGGGTGCGATACTGGAGATTGTATCTGTCGCCGTCCTTCATGAATGACTCCCATCTGGCCACCATTTCGGCCGATGCGCTCACGAAATTATATTCCGCCCGGAGATAGTTTTCATTGTAGGTGGCATCGATGCTTCGAACATCATTCAAAAAACGTTCAAATGATTTTCTATTGCCATTTTCATCGAGCAGTGACGGGAATGCCTCGTGCAGCTCATGAAACGCTTTCATGCCGGAGAAGATGTAATTTGATCGGGTAAGTCGCCGGCGCATACCCTCTGTCATGCTCACCTTCTCAAAAGCCGAGTCCATCGCCGACGCATGGGTGCTGACGAACTCCTGCACGGCAGGGTCAGCCACCAGTTCGACACGGAATTCAGCGCCTTTCTCCTTGAAGAGGGACATCATCATGCCTTTGAACAGGGAGGACAGTCGCTTGCGTATGTCCTCGGATGGGGCTGCTAAAGTCTCCAGCTTAGGGAATTCCTCAAGCAGTCGGGCATAGCGTCGGTGCAGCCCCTCATAGTCAGAGGGGCCTAATCGAAAAAATTCTTTCCATTGCCGTCTTTATCGGTATCGTTGGCCGGAGGCAACGCAATACGATCGCGCCTTTCTCCGACAGGCATGCCGTATTTGTCAGCGAAATATGACGGATCCACCTCATAACGGTCAGCTATCATTGTCTCGTAGGCGACTTGTTGCTCCGGCGTATAGTCCACGGCATCGTTCCATTCAAAACGCAGACCCTTGACCGGAAACCCATGAAGAACCATGAGAAGAATAAGCTGATTGTTTATGATATCGCGTAGCATGTCGCGGTCAGACTCCACAAGGTTCATGAATACCTGCAGGTGTGTCTGAGACTGTGATAGCGACGAACCGTCCTCGATGGTCATTGTCTGGCCGATTATGAGTTTCGACAGTTCGGAATTGGCGCGATCGATGCGTTTGTCATAGACATTGAAGGCGTCGCCTTTGCCCGATTCGACAAACTGGATTTCCGTTTCCATGCCGGCCACCACAGCCTGACTTGCTCCAGGATTATACATCATATCTTGCAGGCGCTGGAACTCCTTCGGATCGCGGGTGGTTGTCCTGGCGATGCGCCAGGGCATACCGAATATCTCGGCAAAGCAATCCCAGAAAGACATGGCATGCCTTTTGGGGATAGTGTGCAAGGCTGACTTTAGAAGCAATCCGAGGTCATCGGGACGCCCGGCCTCAATCAGCCAATCCTTCCAAGGACGCTCACGGTACTCTATGCCGGTTTCCCAGTTCATACCGACCCTCGACACCACACGCCCCTTTTCTGGTATTACATGCTTTCGGGGAATAAGTTTTACCTCGGAAAAAGACGGATGACCGTCTCCATCGGTAACCACATCCCCGAGCTCGATAAGCGAATGTCCATACCAGATAGACTCGAGGCACAGACAACACAGGTCCTTGAACCAAGACTGGTCGAAAAGGTGTCCAGCAGCCACATCGGTATCGCCGGATGGGTTAACAAGCTTGAAGGAACGCGCCATTACGAATCCTACCCTTTGCTGGATGCAGCCGGAGAGATGCGAGTCAGTCATGGCATCCCGGTAAATGTCGTATAGCTTCTGTCGGTTCGGATGACGCGGATCAATCGCGCTTTGCCAGGCACGGCGCCAGTCCTCGATGTCGTTCTTTGTGAAAAACTCCGCATAGCGGTGCAGTTCCAGTATGATGGATGACTGTTTCTGTATCTTTGCACGGCTTTCTTTCTGGGCCCTGCTCAACAGCTGTTTATTCGATTTTCTGCTCATGGGTTCCTTGTGATTATGCGAAATGGAGCGTCTCCCGTGGGACGATTCACCAGTCGTGTCTAAGTTTAGGGGATGAATGATATGATGTTCCAAAGCCGGCTGAAGAGCCGTCTTCTGATAATTTTAAAGGCAAATTCGGAACTATTTTCCCGGCCTGCACCCCCTCGAGCCATTTGACAGCCCGTTCGTAGCGCTCCTTGCGAATCTCGCTACCCATCTTCTGAGGCTGTGAGGCGGTCAGATGGTAAAGAACGATGTCTGCGGTGTACATGACTATAAGCCGGTTCCGGTCATTGCCCGAAGTCGAAAAAATGGCATCTGTGTCATATACCGGTCGCAGATAGCCGGCAATCTCTTCCATGGCCTCAGCCTCGGCATTGGCAATATTCTCCGGCGAAGACTGCGATATCACTTTCAGGGCAGCCTCGCCGATGACAACCCGGTAATCCTCATTGTCGATAAACATAATCACCACATATTTTTAGGTGAGCGACGCGGAATCGCCACCGGTTTGAAAATCTCCTGTCGGGTATTACGCTGCAGGAACCATATGGCGCCCTCGTCGGCATCCGGCGCATCATCATGGACACGGGAGCCGCGCTCGAGAGCGAGTGTCTGTTCAATGCCGACCTGCATGTCGGGAGAATTCTTGAGCGCCTCGTTGTAGAATACAAATCCACGCTCCCATAGAGGCGACACAGCCTCGATGCGCTGAATTTTCTCCGGCTTGTTGCGTTTATCAGGCAGAATCGGAAGCTGATAGCCTCTGACATTTCCTTCGGCGGCAAATTCGTCCAGAATTATATCCTGCATGAAATTCGCCTCCATGAAGAATGAAATGGAAACACGGTCGCGGGTCCGTTCATAGAGGTCATAAAGCCACCGCACCATGCCGGACACTGTGTCCTGGCGTACATAGCAGTCTATAAGATGCAGTTCGGTTCCGATTTTACCCCACAGGCGGCACGCCTTGTAGTCGTTGGCGGTGGTCGATTTAAAAGAGGGGTCGGTATAGCACACGAGCATGTCGTACTTCTCCAGCTTTGGCAGACGCTTGTAGCGTATCCACTCATGGCGGAAGATGGAGCCGTCGTTGATGGGGTTGTGCATCATCTCCTTGTTCCAAGCTCTATAGCCAACAAAATCTGCATATGCCTGTGCTTCCTCCCGGGTCCATTTCTCTTTCCATGAGGGATTACCGTTTTTATCAACCGCTTTGATTTCCGAGACATATACCCCCCTGGTCGCGCACATATTGGTCAGAACCGAGCACTTGGATATAAGGTTGCCTACCATTATAAAGCGTCCACGACCAACATCCAGAGCGCCGAAAAGAGCCTCCTTCACCCAGTCGGTAAGGTCTTTCACACGCTTTTCATTGCGACAGAGTTCGTCATCATCAAGGTCATCGATCACGATATAGTCCGGGCGTGCCTCTCGGTCACGGAGACCGCGCGGCGACTGGCCGCGACCCACGGCGAGGAATTTTGCGCCGCCTTTGGTCTTGAACTCCCCCTGCAGCCATAATCCGAGGTTCTTCTGCTCACCGAAATCGGCGATGAGCTTCTGGTTGTATTCCAGTTCCGCCTGAAGGTCGCCGAGCAGACGTATGGCACTGCCCTCGGACTTGCCGACAGTGACCATGAAATTGATGAGCCTCTTCGGCTGAAAAATCAGCCAGAGAGGAATAAACACACCGATGTGGGTGGATTTGGCGTGCCCGCGCGGCCATTTGAACACCGCCTTGAGATTCGGCGTATTCTTTATCATGAGCGCCGCTTTGGTATGGAACGGCGCGTTGTGTATCATGCGGATAACTTCTCCTGTGGTCTTGTCGCACAGGGTCAGATAGTGGGCGAAATAATACTCGCAGAATTCGTCGTAGTTGGACAGCAGCCGTTTGATGCGGCGCTCCTTCTCGACCGGCGACTCCTTTACAACAGACAAAGACGCCGCCGTCATGGCCTGGACTTCGCGGCAGTGTTCCTTCCACTGCGCAAACGCCTCCTTCTGTTCCTTAGTCAGTTTAGTCGCCATAATAAACGAGTGCTCCCTTGTTGAATGACTCTATAAGGAATCCGTCCTGCAGCTTGTTGACCTTCTTTATAAACTCGAGGGTTACATCCGGGTCGGTCTTTGCACGGAATTCAAGGTATTTGGAGAATGCGGTTAAGACCTCTATGGCGGCCACGACATTCGCCTGTGATTTGTCAAGCTTGTCAATAGCTGCGGTCAGTTTCGAGAGCTTGTCCCCGAGGCTGTCAATGAGGGCGAGGTCGCCCGATTCATTAACTTTGTCAAGCAGAGTGTTTGTTGCCAGGAGCAACTTTTTGATAAGTTCCGGGCGCGTGATGGTCTTTGCCGCGCGTGTGGCCTTCCAGCCATCCGCGGTACACCATTTGGATATAGTGACTCTTGACACGCCTATCATCTCGGCGATTTCGGTCTGCTCCTTCCCCGAAAGATACAGGGTGCGTGCCAGGTCTCTTTTATTTTCAAGTTCAGCTTTTGTCATGTCGATAATGATTTTGGCGCTTTTGCTGTGCAAAAGTGCGAATACGTGGTGTGTCCTCAAAAAAAGTGTGCAACCATTGCATAGAAGTGTGCAACCATTGCATACTTTTTTGGAGCAAAGGAGTTTAACCCTCACTTTTGCAGCGAAAATCATTATCGCACAGACATGGGCAATAGAGTAAGACTGACTAACGACACGCTCAACAGCTACGGGTACCGCGTCCTCACCGAAGGTGTGGACATCGCCCAGTACGAGCGTAACCCCATACTCCTTTACATGCACAACCGCGGAAAGGCAATCGGGCTTATAAAGGACATAAAGAAAGAGAACGGAGAGATAACCGGCGAGCTTGCCTTTGACGAGGCCACCGAGCTTTCGGTCCAGTGCAAGAAGCAATGGGACTTCGGCTCGCTCCGCATGGTGAGTATCGGCTTCGAGATAATCGAGACAAGCGAGGCCGCTGAACTTATCGTGCCGGGGCAGCGCTACGCGACAGTGACGAAGGCGCGCCTTATCGAGGTGTCGCTCGTCGACATCGGAGCCAATAACGATGCGATCCGGCTGCATAAAAACGGACAACTCATAACGCTCGGCGATGGAGGCGGCAGTCCCCTTCCCTTGCTGAATCATAAACCAAACAACAATCCCCAAATGGACATCAAGACACTTGCCCTGCAACTGGGCTTGCCGGAAACGGCAGACGAGGCGGCAGTCAATGCCAAGCTCGCCGAACTGAGGGGTTCCAAAGAGGAATCCGACAAGATGCGTGCAGAGAACGAACAGCTCAAGCTCGCGCAGATTACTACAGCCGTCGATGCTGCCGTCGCAGCCAAGAAGATCCCGGCTGACAAGAAGCAGCACTTCATCGAAATGGGCAAGAAGCTCGGCATCGAAGACCTGAATGCCACCCTCGACGCCATCTCACCGGCTCATAAACTCAGTGAGACCATCCAGTCCGAGTCGACCGGAGAGGTTCCGACCAAGAGCCCGTGGGAACTACGTATGGAGGAAATCCGCGCCAAACTCAAAAAATAACAGATCAAAAACCATATCGACATGGCAATCAAAGTAGACAACACCAATTACAGCGGTGAGGTACTCGAAAGAATCCTTACTGTAGCCACTACAAGTAATGAGCTTGTGGAGAAAGGCCTTATCCACGTTATTCCCGGCGTGGAAAAGAAAATCAGCATCCCCCGTCTGAAGACCGGTAAGATGCTCCAGAAGCGCAAGGAAGACCCGCAGGTTACCGATAGCAAGGGCGACTTCAGCTATTCGGAACAGACGCTGGAGCCCCATGACTTCATGGCGTTTACCGTCTTCAACCCTCGTGCCTTCGAGCAGATCTGGCGTAAGTGGCAGCCCAAGGGCAACCTCGTTTTTGCCCAGCTTCCTCCTGAAGTCCAGAACAAGCTGCTCGACGCACTGAGCAAGCAGGTACAGTTCGAGCTCGGCGATCACTTCGTTAACGGCGAATATGCCGACGGTACTGACGACACCAAGCTCATGAACGGCATCCTCACCCAGGCCGCCAAGGCTACGGACTATGTCCTGGTGGATGTATCCAAGGCCGACACCATGACCAAGAAGCTGAAGGCCGTCCGCGCTGCCATCCCCAAGGCAATGCGTACCAACTCGGACCTGCGCATCATCATGAGCGTCGATGACTTCGACAAGTACGATGACGAACTGACCGAGCGCGAGGCCAAGAATGCCAGCGAGACCGAGGTTAACCGCATGCGCTACAAGGGTATCACCATCGAGACCGTGGCTGCATGGCCCGACGGCGTAATCGTCGCCACCATCTGCTCTCCGGACGCCGACGGCAATTTCTTCGCCGCCGTCAACCTTCAGAACGACGAGAGCGTGATTCAGATCGACAAGGTGTCGAACGCAAGCGAGCTTTATTTCTGTAAGATTCTCATGAAGGCCGACACCAATATCGCCTTCGGCGAGGAATTCATCGTCGCCGACTTCCGCTCAACGCCCAAGTTCAAGGCCCCGGCCACCGGCAGCTCAACGCAGACCACTGGTGGAGGCACATCAGAAACCGGCAAATAATCATGGCCCAGCTCTTGTATCTCGTACTCCACTGCACCGCGACACCTGAGGGGCGCGAGGTGACCGCCACCGATATCCGGCGATGGCACACCTCCCCGGTGTCGAAGGGCGGACGCGGGTGGAAGCAGATCGGTTATACCGATATGATACACCTCGATGGTACGGTAGAACGCCTTGTTGACAATAACGAGGATGCCAATGTTGACCCGTGGGAAATAACCAATGGTGCCAAAGGCTATAACTCAGTGAGTCGTCATGTAGTCTATGCCGGTGGCTGTGCCAGGGACGGTAAAACATCCAAGGACACACGCACCCCGGGACAGCTCAAGGCGATGGAAGCCTATGTCAAGGATTTCCACAAGCGATTCCCCCGTGTACGTATCATCGGTCACAACGAGGTGGCAGCCAAGGCATGCCCGAGTTTCGATGTACAGAAGTGGCTCAAGTCAATAGGCATAACCCAGTAACAACCAATCAAACCAAACACAGCGATGTCCTTCAGCGAAATCCTCAATATACTCCTTGGCGGTGGTCTCGTGGCTCTTATCGTGGCTCTCGCCACAATGAAGGCAACGGTGCGAAAAGCCAATGCCGAGGCCGAGAAGGCCCGTGCCGACGCTGAGGCAGTTCGAATCACCAATACGGAGAATGCCACACGGATACTGATGGAGAACATCGTAAAACCACTAAAAGAAGAACTTCATGCAACCAGAGAAAAATTATCGGCGGCCGAGGGACTCATGGCCTCAATCCAAAAGGAACTGGCTTCTACCAAGAGAGCGCTATCCCGTCTGTCGAGGGCTGTCGAATCTGCTGTTAATTGTCCTCATGCTGACGACTGCGTTGTGCTACGTAAGTTGCGGAACAACAAAAAAGAGTCAGACGGAACAGACCCTGACATCCTCGACATCCGAGAGGACCGACACGACAGCAGCCATGGCCAGACTGATAAGGACACAGACTGTTCCAGAGAGCAAGGTGCGCCTGACAGTATCCGTGGACAGCCTGCTTAAGCTGCCTGCAGGCGCTGCTTACCGGGAGAGCAATAGCCGGGCGCATGTAGAGGCCACACAGAAGGAGGGCATTATCTATATTATCGGCACATGCGACAGCCTTCAGCGCCAGGTTGAATATTATGAGGCGCTCTATCATACCGCACGTGACGCACTCGAGCAGTATGAAAGGTCATTAAAAAGAGAACAGCATAAAACCCGTGAGACTTCTATATGGCCCGAGATAGGCCTACTGATATTCGGGTTTATTGCAGGTGCTTTATCAACTATTTACATAACAAAAGAAAAACTCTTTAAAAATGGATAAGAACTTCATGTATGGCATCGGTGCCGTAAAGTACAAAGGCGTGAAGGTCGGGTATATAGCGAAAAACTCCTTCGACCTCGGAGGAGTCAAACCTGAAGCCACCAATATAGAAGCCGAACAGGTTCCAGGCGTCCCGGTGCTCGTAATCCCGCAGTCAAACGGCAAGATTGCGCCCAAGTTTGACATGATACAGCTGAATTTCGAGAGTCTGAAACAGTTTCTCGGAGGTAGACTCCATAAGGATGGCGAGACCGTTGTAGGCTGGACAGCTCCCCGGGCGGCCATGGTTCTCGACGGTCCCTGGGAACTGGAACTTGTATCCGGACAGTCAGTGCTCATTCCATCAGCCACACTGTTGTCAGATCTCGCCGGTAAACTCACGCTCACCGAGACAGCCAAGATTGAGGTTGAGTTGAATGTGACCGCCCCGACCACCGACAAGATACCTCCTTATGGCGTGTTCGACAGCAAGCATCTTCCCGACACATGGAACGAGACAGCCGGGTGGCTTCTTCCTGCCGAAACTGAAGAGTCCGCAGGCTAAGCTATGGACGACGCGATTGCAAGGGCCATACAGCGCGAGGCTGCCGACGCGCTGTTGAATGTCGGCATCTCGATTCCTCTCAAGGAATTCAGACTGCCGCTCAGAAAGCGTCCGGTAAAGCTGCGCGTGACACTCAAACGACCTTATATGTCCGGGCAGATACGTTTTGCCCGGACATATCTGTCATTGGATGTCACTGCTGCGGAACTGGCGGATTACAGTAAGGAAGAGCAGATGCGGTTCCTCGCCGCGCATGGCTCGAAAGTATGCCGTATGCTCGCCTGTGCGATATGTGTAGGCTCATTGAAAAGCCTGTTCATTCGACCCGCGGCATGGTTTATAAAGCACTGCGTGGAACCGAAGTATATGTTTGCCGCCATGCAGAAGTTCGTAAGCCTGATGGGCACGGACCCTTTTATACCTATTATCAGATCGGCGGAGAGGACGAATCCGATGAAGCCGAGACTGAGCCGACAGGCGAAGGGGAGTTAAAGAGCCGTTATCGAGGCTCCCATAGCCCTTTCGGATTTATATGGCAGGTGGCCGATGCCACAGGCTGGAGTGTGGACTATATCCTGAACAAAGTAAATTATCAGACCCTAATCATGATGCTGAGTGATGCCCCACGATACAAGGGCGGACACAAGGCATCACAGTCAAACAAGACAGCCGGCGCTACCGCAGAGGATGATGCCCGGGAAGTTGAAGGATTCTTCAGAAGCAATTTAAAACAGTGACACATGAAGCCCGTAGAGCTTGAAATATTCCTTCAGGATGGACTGACCCCCGGCCTCAAAAAGGCCGGTCAGACCGTCGGTCGCTTTACCAACGACACCAAGCGTCAGCTCAAGGATGTCGCAGGAGCATTGACTGTGCAGCGCGGCATCGTGCGCGACCTTGAGAAACAGTACCGGGAACTTGAAAAATCTGTCAAGAAGATGGCTCCGGGGCAAGCTGCCGCAAAGGCGTCCTCTCAGCTTGCCGCTCTTAAAAAGGAACTCGACGCGGAGAAGGCCGGACTGGAGGAGTTGAAAAAACAGCAAAGTGAGCTCAAACTTGAGGCTGATAATGCCGGAGCATCGCTTAGGCAACAGCTACGTAGTGTCCGTGAGGAGATTGCCACATTGTTGCTTGCATATCGGTCCTTGACAGATCAGGAAAAACAAACCGCCCAGGGCAAAGAGCTTGCCAGGCACATCGACGAGCTTACGGAAAAAGCCGGCGAACTGAATGATGCTATTGCCGACACCTCTCAAGCAGTTACTAACGCCGCATCCGACTCAAGAGGATTTGATCAGTTGGCGGGAGGCATACAGCTTGTCGTTGATGGATTCGGACTTGCGACCGCCGGAGCCCAGGCACTTGGATTAAGCGAGTCCAATCTTATGGAGGTTCAGACACAACTTCAGACGGCGCTTGTGGCGAGCAATGCATTGACTTCAATGCAGGTCAATCTTCAGAAACAGTCTGCCCTCATGCAGGGTGTCAATGTCATACAGACTAAGGCTGCAACAGCTGCCGAAACAATCCATACATGGGCGGTTGGGCGAGGGGTGGTAGCTACCAAAGCAGCCACAATCGCACAGGCGGCATTCAATGCCGTTGCCAAGGCGAATCCTTATGTCCTTCTCGCTACGACAGTCGTAACCGTCGTCGGAGCCCTATATGCCTTTGCAAAGGGGCATGAAGCCGCCAAAAAGTCTGAAGAGGAGCATCAGAAACAGATGGAGAAGATGCGTGAGGAACAGGAAGAATTAACACGTTCGGTCGCCTCCGCGGCAGGTGGCCAGATAGCGTCGTTTCTGAAACTTAAAAACGCCTGGGAGAACCTTGGCGATAGCTTTGACAAAAAGAGACGGTTTATTGCCGAAACAAGGGATGAGTGGCGAAAACTTGGCAAAGAAATAGACAATGTCAACGACATTGAGCAAATATTTCGTCAGCACACCAAAGATGTGGTGACGGCCATTATCCTCCGAGCAGAGCTGAAAGCATATGAGGAGCGCATTCAGAACGTTGCCGGCCAGATGGTTGAAAGTGTTGAAAACAATAAGACCTATCGATATACTCCGGCTACCATAGAAACAAGATTCACTGATTTGACCGATGCTGAGAAAGCCGCCGTCGCGACACGCAATGGCGAGAGCGAATTCGTTTCAGGTGGTCCTAATCTGAGAATCGTCAAAGGGCTGGAGTCGTATTGGGCTCTCTCTGATGAAGGCGCACGTATTGTCACGCAGATGCGCAAGGACGCCGGAAACGCTGCCGCATTGGCCGCTCAGAACGATGCGCGTGCAACAGCTGAACAAACAATCCAGGAATATGTCGAGGAAATGAATGTCATCGCAGAGAAATATGACGAGACCATGGCCAGAATCCCCGGTAAGACGGTTGATCCTGAAAATGGGAACGGTCCGGACAATACTGACAAGCCGGATAAAGACGGGCGTGTCGATAAGGAGCGTCGTATTGCAGAGGAGCTCCTCAGTCTGCGATGGAAAAATCAGCAGGAGGAGATAGACCAGCTTGCAGAAGGTGCTGAGAAACGCCGCAGACAGATTGCACTGGACTATGAAAAAGAGCTTGCCGAGATAGAGAAGCAGAAGGCATCCTTCGCGGCATCCAATAAAGAAACGGGGGCAAGCGGTCTTAACCCCGGTGGTCTGACACAGGCACAGCAGGATGAGTTGGACCGTGCCGGCCGCTTAGCTGTCGACAACCGTGACAAAGCATTACAGGAGATGTATATGCTTGAAGTCCGGCACATGGAGGCCTATCTGAAGGAATACGGCACATACCAGCAGAAGAAACTTGCCGTGTCTGAAGAATATGACCACAAGATAGCCGAAGCGTCCGATGAATGGGCCAGGAAGTCGCTGGAGCGCGAAAAGGCAGCAGCACTGCAGAACATAGAGATTGACGCCATCAGGCAGTCGGTCGACTGGGGCAGTGTGTTCAGTGGTTTCGGCACAATGTTCCGTGAGCAGCTCGAGCCGACCATCGAAAAGCTAAAGGCGATTTCACGAACGGAGGAATTCCGGAATTCAGACCTCCAGGATCAGCAGACCCTCTATGAACTTATCTCAAGACTGGAACAGGCAAACACTTCTTGGGACAGTTCTATATTCAATAAGCTCGGCGATGATCTGACAGCCTATCAGTCGGCCATGCGCAGCTATATGGAAGCTCAGGAGAAAGAACGTGCTGCAACCGAGGCTCTGGCCGATGCGAAAACACGGCTTGCCCAGGCAGAGCAACGTGGCAATGCTGATGCTGTCACTGCCGCCAGAACTGAAGTCCAGACCGCAACTTCCAATCTGGCCGAGGCATCCGACTGGGTACGGTCTTTCGGCGTGGAAGTACAGGATGCATCCAATAGTCTTCAGACTTCCACTACAAGGGTAAACAACATGTTCAATACTCTTGTGTCTGGTATTTCCGGTCTGAAATCCGGAAGTCTTCAGGGCGTTGGAGAAGGCCTGATGAGCCTTGACAAATTGTTTAACAATAGTGCGATCACCAATAAGGTGGGGGAAACTCTTGCCAATGGCTTGTCAAAACTGCTTGGTAATTCCGCTATCGGCAAGAGTGTTGCTGAAGCACTCGGCAATAGTGGCCTTGTAGGTTCAATAATATCAGCTGTCCTCTCCCTGTTGGACATACTCAAGGACGGTATCGGGGTTTTAGTGTCAGATCTTATCGATACGGTTCTCGGCTCGATTTCAGGTATTCTCGGTAATCTGCTCAACGGGAAAATGTTCGAGCAGATAGGACAGTCTCTTGTAGATGGTATATCTGGAATATTGGATGCTGTTACATTCGGTAAATTTTCATCATGGATCGATTTAAGCGGAGGCTTTGCCTCTCTATTCAACTCGAGTAATGCAAAGGAGGTACAGGGAGCCATCGACCGTTTGACAGAACGCAATGAATTGCTACAGACTGCCATCGAGGACTTGACAGATGAAATCAAAGCAAGTCGAGGCACCAAAAGTGTATCAGCTTATCGTGATGCATATAAGCTTCAGCAGGAAATTAATGCCAATTATCTTGGCATGGCCCAGGAACAGGCTGGGTATTGGGGCGCGCATCATAGCTGGAACTATTTCTGGAGGGGCTTCTCCCAAGAGCAGATAAATCGTCTCAGCGGACAAATAGGCCGCTCATGGGATGGTAACATCTGGAATCTGTCGCCGGAGGAGATGAAGATGCTACGAACTAATGTAGACATGTGGGAGCTGATCAAGAACACCGGCAAAGGCGGCTATGGCGGCCGACTCACTGGTAAGCTCGATGACTACATTGCCCAAGCAGGCAAACTCGAAGAGCTGACCACACATCTCTACGAGGGGCTTACGGGTATCACCTTCGACTCTATGTTTGACAGCTTCATCGATCAGCTCATGGATATGGAGGCAAGCACGGAGGATTTTGCCGACAATATCAGCGAATACTTCATGCGGGCCATGCTTTCCAACAAGATCGGTGAAATGTATGCCGACAAGCTGGAGGAATGGTGGAAGAAGTTCGGCAAGGCGATGGAGGATAATGACCTTACCGAAGCCGAGCGCAATGCCTTGTCCGAGGAATATATGAAATATGTCGAGGAAGCCATGAGGCTCCGCGACCAACTCGCGGCAGCCACCGGTTACGGCAGTGAGGACAAAGGATCCTCACAGTCCGGGAAAGCCGGCAGTTATAATGCCATGAGTCAGGACCAGGGCACGAAACTCGAAGGACTGTTTGTCTCGGTACAGGGTCATGTGGCCAATATCGACGCCATTGTCGAAAACGTGGCCGAGCGCATGAGCGCTGCCGAGGGATACCTTGCCCAGATTGCAGAGAATACGAAATCCAATGCCGCGTCGGCTGAAGAGATTAAGAAACTGCTTATTAAAATTACCAGAGACGGCATAAGAACGAGATAACAATGGACACCACGACACTCAGCGGACTTGTCATAATCAATGGCAAGGATATATGGACGGAATTCGGTGCATTTCTCACCGAAGAGAAAAGCGGCGGTCGGGAGAACCTCACAGCTATCATGAAGCCTGCCAAAGCCAAAAAGCATGTTGGCGTAAACATACGCGAGCACGACGGAGTGAAGTATTCCTCAAAGCTCAATACACGTAATGAGGAACGTGATGTGACACTCCATTTCGCACTGTTCGCCAAGACCAAAGGCGAATGGCTGCTTCGTTACCGGAGCTTCATATCATTTCTGAAACAAGGTCAGGATGGTTGGCTATCGGTCAATCTGCCAGATCTCGGCCTCACGATGCGAATGTTCTACGTGGATTGCAGTAGTTATAAACCGCTCACTTATCTATGGAGAGAAGGAATGCAAGCGAGTCGGTTCAAAGTTACATTCAGAGAACCTGAGCCATCATTCTAATTTCAATAAAACGCCATTTAAATATGAGTTTAACGATATTTGATCGATACGGTAACCTGAAAGCCGAAGTATCTCCCAGCGACAACTCAACCCAGAGCATGGAGATACAGTCGGACAACGTATTGTCGCTTTCGTTCACCCACTATGACAATATCTTGCTCGATGTTGATGATTATGTCGACTTCGGAGAGGAACGTTACTGGTTGTGCGAAAAATATCGTCCTAAACAGAAATCCATCAGGGAATGGGAATACAATCTGAAGCTCTATGGGGTCGAAAGTCTGCTCAGTAATATACTTGTAGTCAAGAGGGTAGACAACGAGAATAATCCTGTATTTACACTGACGGCTCCGCCCCGGGAACATGTCGCCATGATTGTAAACTGCATGAATGACGGCATGGGCCACATTACTGATTGGAAGGTCGGGCAGGTTGATGGTACCGAGAACATCGTGATTGACTATTTCGGCAAATATTGCGATGAGGCGCTACGGGAAATTGCCGGGAAAGTGGATGCTGAATATTGGATAGAGGGGCAGACTGTGAATCTGTGCCGCTGTGAGCATGGTGAGCCTCTCGTCCTTGGATATGATAACGGACTGACTGACATCGAGCCTGACAGAGCGGATAATGTCAAGTTCTATACGCGGCTGTATCCGGTAGGAAGCAGCAGAAATATCGATTCTGAAAAATACGGATATTCCAGACTGCAGCTCCCAGATGGGAAAAAATATGTCGAAATCAATGCCGATAAATATGGCCGTGTGGATCATTATGAGGAGTCGGCATTCGCCGATATATATCCCAGGCGCGTCGGTATAATAAGTAGCGTCCGTTCTGAAGTCAAGACCGGAGAGGACGGGAAACCATTCACAATTTACTATTTCCGCGATGACAGTCTGCCGTTCAACCCCAACGACTATGAAATCGGCGGTCTGGTCAAGCGTGTGTCATTCCAGGAAGGAAGCGAGCTGGCCGGGCTTGGTGCCGAAGAGGACGGAACATATTACTTCGAGGTCAATTACAATAGTGATACACGGGAATTTGAGATAATCACCGTCTGGCCATATGATGACGACACGCAGCTTCCGGGAGGGAAACTCGTCCTCAAGGCAGGGGATAAATATATACTCTGGCATCTGAGGATGCCTGATGAGTATTACCGACTTGCCGAGGGAGAGTTTCTCGCTGCCGTCGAAGAATACAACAGGAAACATGCTTTGGACATTACAGTGTTCAAGGCGTCAACTGACCATGTATGGATAGAGGATAACCAGGCCGATTTATATGTCGGTCGGCGTGTGAAACTGCTGAGCGAGGAATATTTCCCGGGGAAGGGATATCGTGACAGCCGTATTACTAAAATTACACGCAATGTCAATCTGCCATCATTTATGGATATCGAGATTGGCGATGCGCTCAGTCGTTCATCCAAACAGAAATTTACGGATGACATCGCTGATGCCAGGAGCTATGCTCAATCCATCGGAGCGTCGATTTCTCTCCTTGATATAATCCGAACTGGCGACAGAACCGCGCCAACAGACAACAATCTTTTCTCAGCACGACGCTCTAAAAAAGAGTTCCTCAGCCGGATAGCTGATGATGTGGCCCAGGGGCACATCACGTTTGAGGAGGGGTTGACGGCCGTAGGGCTGGCGCTGTTTAAGGACGGCGCACACTTCGGCGAGTTTGTCAGCTCGCTGTATGCCGGCAAAGGCGCGGGCATCGACAAGGACGGTAACGGTGAGTTCGAGTCGGTGCGGGTGCGCGGCTACCTGGAGGCGATGGAGTACATCGTCAACCGTCTGGCGGCCATCGAGGGCGACCAGCTGCTGACCGAGGGCGACACAATCGACAGCGTTGTCGACAACGGCGACGGCACCTATGGCCTCTACCTCCACAGCAAGTGGGACGGATACTTCACCGCCCAAGCCGAGAACAATGTCATCAAGGGCATCATCAACTCGCTGGCCTCCGGGAGCGGCACCTATTACACCAGCTGGATGAGGGTCAACTCGGTCAATCCGGCGCTCAACTACATCGAGGTCACCATGTACCCCGACGACGAGACACCCGCCGGTAAAAACTACCCGCCGTGCGAGCTGATGCGCATAGCCCGCTGGGGTAACCAGACCGACACCACCCGCCAGAGCTGCCTCTATCTCTCGAGCACCGAGGGGCGCATCGTCAAGCTCACGGGCGTCACCAAGCCCATCATCGACAAGAGCAACTACGGCGCCACCTTCGGCACGGTGCCGGAGTTTCTTCTGGCCGACCACACATTGCCGATAGTCCCGGGCCGTGACTACCTCTATGCCCGCGGCATCGTGGTGCAGGACCTCATACAGACCGACCATTTCGGCAAGCCGCTGCCTACCTATGTTGACCGCGGCCCGTGGAGTTCCACCGCCGACTACTATTGTCAGGCCATCAACCCCGCCACAGGAGTTTACGAGACCTCCGATGTGTGGTACCGGGGCTGCAAGTATCGCTGTCAAAAGACCGGCACGCACAACCCGCCGGCCTGGAACAGCACCGACTGGGCCATGATTGAGGGCAACCCCGACTTCATGGTGGAGTTCGCCGAGACAGACTACCTGTTTGATCCCGACAACTTCGACCTCACATTAGTCATCATCGCATGGCTGCACAACATCGACATCACGCAGGACATCGCCGACACCGATGTGGTATGGTCACGATACAGCGAGGACGCCCAGGGCACGCCCCGTGTGGCATCCGACAATGCATGGGCGCTTAAGCGCGCCGGCTCCGGCAAGTCGCTCTACCTCACGGCCGCCGACATGGATTTCAACGGCTACATGCCCCGAACCATAAAGTTTTCGGCCACCGTGACGCTCCGCGACGGCATGGGCAACGCAGCCTCCGAGGCACAGGCAACATTTGAGTATTAATACGATAAGGATATGAAAACAAGAAGATTCGACTTTAACTTTCGCCCGCTCCAGATAAACATCGGGTTCGCCGTCGACGGGTCGGTGCCAAGCACGCAGAACTACGATGCCGACACCGCGACCTATACACCCGACTACACGCTGACGCCGCTTATCATCCAGCCGCAGGTGAGCTGCATGGATAAGGACGAGGTGCTGCAGGCAGGCAGCATCAACCATCAGCTGGCCAACATCAAGTGGTACGAGATAACCGGCGGTGTCTCCACTCTCATCCAGAGCACCGACACCCATTATGAGATTACTGCCTCCGGCTCCAATGCCGGGCGAATCAAGGTCAAAAAGAACGCCGCGCCGCGCACGCCCATCACGCTTGAGTTCCACGCCGAGTTCTGCGACCCCCGCACGGGACAGATACACAGCATCATCCGCACTTTTTTAATCAAGTGCACCAACGCCACCATGTCGCCGCCGCAGCTCCTGCTCGATGCCGCCGACCAGACGCTCTACAATCCTCTGACCGACGCCGACGAGCAGACCGTGCATGCGAGCCTCCGTGTGGGCATGCAGGAGTGCCCCGTGGCCAACCGCGCTTTTGTCTGGGATGTATATCGCCCCGATACCGAGGCATGGACCAAGGTAGGCGCCGACACCACTCTCGATTACGATGTGGAGGTGGCTGCTGACGGCGCGAGCTGCAAGGTAAACCGCGCCCTCATGGGCCATGAGCTCCATCTGCGCTGCCGGGCCAAGTACGACGCCAACGGTGTACAGGCAAAGACCGTGGCCATCAATGCGAGTGGCAGGGCATTCACACTCTACTCCGATGGCGTCAAGACATACGCCTACCCTCAGCGCATCGCGCTCAATGCCGCGCTCCAAGGCACAAACGACTGTCAGTGGAGTTATAAGCGACCCGGGCAGAGTGATTTCACCGACATCCCCGGCGCCACCGGTGCCGCCTACTCCCTGGCTCCCGATGCCGCAATATGGGGCAGCAACACCAACCAGGCCATCACGCTCCGCTGCACTTCGGGCGATGTACACGACGAGGTGACCATCTGCAAGGTGGCCGACGAGACAACCTCCAATTATACCCCTAACCTATTACCCGGCACAAAGGATTGGAATGGATGGGTGAAGACTCTATTTTCAGAGGATGGTACATATAAGGGACTTACTGTCAGACATGCGTCGATAGATTCGAATTCGTCAGAGACATATTTAGAAATACGATTAAATGAAAAAATCGACTTAGAAAATGATGCCATATATACTTTTTCGGTATGGGCAAAAGGTACAGGTCGAATCCTTACGTATTGTCATCCGGATGTCAACGCACAAATTATTAAAATAGACGGGTATAATTCCGGAAGTACCGCAGCGGATACTCAAGCAACACACGACCTGACATCGGAGTGGAAGCGTTACTCTGTGATATTTCGCACTAAGGCGACGGGTGATTTGAAAAATAAAAATATTATAGCAGCAAGGATTGTTAAAGAGCGCCCTTCTGAGGTATGGGTAGCGGGTGCGAAACTCGAAAAGGGGCAGAATGAGAGCACTGAGTGGGCTCCCGCGGCCTCGGAGATGGTAAGCATCGACGGCACAAACGGCGGTAACTATTCCCCGAACCTTATAGAGGGGACATCAGAAACCGAATGGGTGGGTGTACCCACAACCCGAAATACGGGACTCGTCAAGAATTTGCTTGTATCGGACCTCGGACTTAACGAAGGGGAAACAATAACATTCTCTGTGGATGTAAAAACTGAATCGGGGAAGAAACTGTGCGCCAGAATACAATGGTATGACTCTGAAAATAACAGATATTCAGATACAGCTACAGATTATATAGAAAATGGAGAGGGGCGACTCGCTGTGACATCGACCGTGCCGAGCAGATATCCGAGGTGCATGTTGTACCTTGACGCCAATCTGACATCATATACACACCCTGAAGAAACGACCGAATATGTGCGTCGCGTATATTTATGCAAAGGGACAAGTACTCAGTGGGTTGCCGCCGCACTGGAGAATGAAACTATACTCCTCACCAATGAGCGCCACATCTTTGCCGGCGACGCCGAAAAAGCTGTTGCGAGCTCCACCGAGTGTGGAGTGGTAGCCTACAAGGGCGCCACACAGATGCCCGTCACCATAGGCACCATCACCGGCGCGCCCACCGGCATGACAGTATCGGTGCAGGACAACTCAACCACTTCGGCAAAGTTTACCGTGGCGGTGACTTCGGCGCTGACAGCCAAGCAGGGCGAGCTGACCGTACCCGTGACCGTCGACGGCAAGAGCTTTACCAAAAAATTCACGTGGGGGGGTGTCTCTCGCAGACATCACACTCACCGATGCGGCACCGTGCAAGGTGGTGTCTTTTATAAGGCGAATCCCCAAGTTTGAGTACGACATCACAGGCGTCCCGGTCAACATCCCCGCCGACATACTGGCCATCGCGCCGGAGGCGTCGATATGGGATGCCAACGGAGCGATAACCGACCCCGAGAGGGAGCTGCTGCCGCTGTGGTATATCGCCACCAACAAGGCAAGCGGCACGCTCTCATATACCCAGGTGGCCCACGGCATGGCACCCATCATCTCCACATCGGCCATGAGCGACAACTACGGCGCCGTGCTGGGCCTCGATGTGGTCGACACTGGCCCGCTGTGCGCAATGGAGGACAGCGACGGCGCGGTCTTTGAGGACGGCGACGGCAACATAATATTAATCAAATAACCAATCATGCAACTATGGCACGCTACATCAAAGTAAGGCCCGAGGTGGCCCGTTATCTCAATCTCCAGCACGACCGTCTGATGCTTAAGGACGGCAACTATATTCTTTGGCAGGCCGACATGCTGGCCTTCGGCCCTCTGCCCCGTCTGGCCGAGACTCTGGAGGCCATCGGCGGCATAGCTCTGATGCCTCATGAGGCACGCGAGGAGCAGGACGGAATCAAGCTGCGTCCGCTGCCCGAGGCCACCGACCCGAGGTTTGCAACGCCGGCACCCGAAGAGCCGACACCCGAAGAGCCGGCAACACCGGCAGAACCCGAAGTCCCCGAAACGCCCGTAGAGGAGGAAGAGCCGACGGGCGGTGAGACACCGGGCGAAAACGAGCCCCCGGCCGAGGAGGAAAGCGCAGAAGACACCGACCCCGAGCCGGAACCCGTGCCCGAGGACGAGACCACAGCAGCAACCACCGAACCGACAACCACTAAAACTAAAAAAGCAAACGTATGAGCTCAGCAACCGCAACCAGAACCATCAAGTTTATAAGCAAGGCCGGCACATACTCCGCAGTGATAATGTGCCCCGAAGGCGACCTCTACCAGGAGTGGGAGGGCACCATCAACGATGTCACCCGCATATACCCCGACTTCGCCGTCACCAAGCCGATATTGTATTTTGTATGCACATCGTCGCGTGTGGCCGAGGGCATCGCCACTCCCGACAGCATCGACTACTATTTCAACGGCACAAAGATTTCGTTCTCCGGCGACACCTCCACCGGCACCTTTGCGGGGCTGTTTAAAAAGGTGGCCCCGGCAGGCGACAACCTCTACTACGGTCTGCAGATAGTGGGTAACATCGCCGCCGCATCCGGCTATGCTCCTGCTGTCATCCGCATGGTGGCCAAAATATCCTACGGCACCCAGAGCGACGACATACAGGCTGACTACACCATCCCCATCCAGCAGGCTACTGGCACGAGCTATCGTGTCACCATTGGCGCCGGTGATAACAAAAACTTTGTCATCACCGAGAAGGGCGGCAGTGTAATCCTTAAGGCTCTGGCTTATCAAGCCGGCACGGCGCTCAGTGCGAATCTCACCTATCAGTGGGAAAAGATGGGAGCGGGTGGCTGGAGTGTTTTATCCGGCAAAACCGCCCAGACGCTGACCGTGGCCGAGGCCGACATTGATACCTACGGAGAGTTCCGCGTCACTGTCTATCGCGATGGCGCCGAAATCGGCAAGGACATCCAGGGCGTGATGGATGCCAGCGACCCATACGACATCGAGCCACACCCCATGCCCGAAGACGAGACCATCACAGAGGACACCAACGGCAACGGGCAGGTCACCTACACCCCCGTAGTGGTAAAGCGAGGCACCAACACTCCCGCGCTTACCACGCCGTTTTACTTTATCATCAAGGACGCCGTCGGCAACTATCTCAATGCGGGCGAAATGAACACTGCCAAGTCATCATGTACGGTGACCCGTGCGCATTGCGTGCAGGCAAGCGGTGATGTGTCTATCACGATAATCGCTCAAAACTAAAGGCTATGGGCGTAAACATCACGAGAGTAATCAAGTTTATCCGCAAGGGTGACAACGGCCGTGACGCCGTGCGCTATTGGCTTATACCGTCGGTGACATCCATCTCGGTTAAGGCCGATGGCGTGCCGGTGCCCGCCAAGGTATCATGCCGGCTTGTAAAGCAGGTAGGCGATGATACCCAGGTCACCGTCACCGACCATTTCAGCGAGGGCATGATTGTTCGTCGTTGCAACAAGCGCAGCAACGGGGGAGTGACCATGTCACAAATCTACGATGGCGGCGAGTTTACCGTGCCAACTTCTAATGCCTATTGTGCTATGGAGTTTTATCTGTATCACACCGGCAACAACAATGTCATCGACACCGTCACCATCCCCATTGTGCGCGATGGCGATAAGGGTGACCAGGGAGATAAGGGAGATAAAGGTGACCAAGGCGATAAAGGAGACCAGGGAGATAAGGGAGACGACGGCAAGGATGCCATCAGCATCAAGGTGTCGCCCCAGGCCATCATGCTCAAGCGCAACGGCAAGTCGCAACGGCAGATAAGGGTGTATGTCGACCTCTTTAAGGGCGAGACACTGATACCCTATGCCGATGAGACGCAAGGCAATATGCAGTGCAGTGTCTTAAACGACAACGAGCACACCATCACCGAGGGGCTGGTGTGGAATTTTGGTACCGATAACGGACGCTTTTTTTACTCCTTTACCTATCGAGGCACCACCGACATCAACATGGATATACCCTTTACCGTCACCTACAACGGCAAAGAATACCCCGAAAAAATCATGCTGCGTACCGTGGCCGACGGCTCACGAGGTCCGGCGCTGCGCGGCCCCCAGGCGTGGAGCGACTGCGCAGTGGGCTATGAGTTCCAGAGCGGAGCCGAGGGGGAGGAGTATAAGGATGTGGTGCTCTATGAGGGCGACTACTACAGCTGTGTGCGCAGCCATACCAAGACCGCCGAAAACTTCCCGCAGAGCAATCCCGACGAGATATATAAATACTGGCAGCTCGGCTCTCCAGTGGAGATAGTGGCCACGAAAATCCTATTGGCCTCTTACGCGCTGGTTAAAAATCTGGGCGTCGAGGCCATCGACATGAAGGATGCCGCCGGCAACATACTCTTCCAGGCAAAGGATGGCAATGTGGTATGCAGGACGGGCACGTTTGAAAACATCAAAGTTTCCGGCGACATCGTAGCCGAAAGCCTCAATCTCAAGATTAGCGATGGCGCTCTCGGTCCGGATGGCTTCGAAACGCCCAATGGTTCTATCTGTATTGGAACATCCGGAATCGTTCTGCCGGAGTTGCCTGCGGGCACAAGCCGATGCATAAAAGTGCTGAACTCGCAAATGTCTCGCAATACAGCAGAAGACCTCGTATTGAAGCCTGCAAACAGCAACGTGCTTATTTCGCCCTCCTTATCCCAAACGGATGCGAAGTATGCCTATGTCACATTATTACAGCGGGGACATAACAGCAATACGCATATCGAGCTTATCGGGATGCATTTAGCCACCAGCGACTATACCATCTGGTTGCTTTCATCACTTAACAACGGAATACCAAACGAATAACATCAACAAAAAAAACAATAACTATGGCAGTAAAAAAGACCAAAAAATTAAGTGCACAGCAACTTACCACCACGGTAGCCTCCGGCGAAACATTCCTCAAAGTCGACGCAAACGGCAAAGTGACCCGCATCGACCTCCCGCACCTCCAGAGCGCATTGTTTGGAGGTCTCGACTCGAGGTTGATGATGGATGGCATATTTATCGCATATGTTTCATCTGAAACTGATACTTATGCCCTTGCGAAACCGCATGACTGGCCAGCACTACAGAATGCTGGAAATGAAGCCTACGGCGTTGCAATCATGGATGGCGACAAATGGCTTGTGGTAGCGCTTACAGAATCTGAGAGCCCACTCCCGTGGAGCTCGAGTAATAAGGGGCTCAACTCATGTCAGGATGATCAGCCATATTTTGCATGGGAAGGTTCCACTTATACTCAGCAAATCATATCGCATACTGCATCAGATAATATTACAGATACACCATCTTACGCGGCAGGATTCTGTTATCATTATGAATGGGAGTCATCTCAGGGGGGAGCAGGAGTTTGGGAAGAACAATGGTACCTTCCGGCAACGGCCGAGATGTTGATGATATATAAGCATTTATATGAAATAAACTATTGCCTGAGTCTTATATCTGGCGCCACGCTTATATCAACTGATTCGAATTACTGGACAAGCGTGGGTATATCAAAGACCGTTGGTCATTATGCGTATTCTTTCAGCTTCGGTAAAGGCTTGCTCGAACGAGGGTATTCACAAACAACTAATTTAAGGGTGCGCCCTGTTACAGATCTTAAAATATACTAACTATTAATATTCATCATCATTCTCTTCACCCCGTGTCTCTTGTGCATGGGGTGGAGGGCTATAGATTACCCCCATGGATACGGCAGACATATTGACCTTGATAGGCGGCATCGGGGGGATGCAGGGCATCATCGAGCTGCTCAAATGGTGGAGGGGCCGCAAGCTCCGCGACCGCCACGACATCGCCGATGTCAAAGCCACCGAAGACGAAAACTCCATTGTATTGCCATAATTAAAGCGCATTCTGATGCCATTCAAATGACATTGGAATGCGCTTTGATTTTGTGATATGGGATATTTTTAGTCTCTTCAAATTCGAAAAAAGTGTTCTTGGAGATACATTTCGTTTTATTCCATGGCACGTTTCGTTTTATCACCGTCGCACGTTTCGTTTTGCGGA